ATAATCTTCTGGCGCAAGATCTTTTTTCCATTCAAGAAATTGATCTTCTAAAGCTTGTAAAGCTATTTCTACAAGAGAGTTACCAAATTTATCTATATGCGGAGGCATAGACCATTGTTCAGGAATAAATAAACCTGACATACCTATAGTACCTTTACCATCAAGTAAATTTGTTTCTACAGCATATATGTCTTTTGCTTTAGGATTTTCAACCATATCCTTAAGAGGATTACATTGAGATAAATCTCCTACAGATCCTGCAGCAATAAATAACCCTGTAGTTGTAAGTCCTGATCTCATAGCAGGTCTCATATACTCATATGTCTTATCCATCTTAGGTGCAATACCAGCTTCTTCATGAAAGAAGTATTTTACTGGCCCACCTACTCCATTTGTAGGATCTTTTTCAAATGACATTCCTTGTATAGTTCCTTTTAAACCTACTTCAGTTTTTCTATCACCTTTTCTAACTTCAATTTTTTGTTGCCACATCATTACTTTACTTGGATTCATGGGTCTATACCAAGCAGTATGTTCATTTAAAAATGCTGCATATTCATCTAAAAATTTCCAAGATCCTTTTTCATTTATATAATCTTTAAGACTAGCTCCTATTTTTAAAGTAACTCCTTCTTCAAACCATTGCTGATTAATAAACTTTGCCATATGATAATAAGAAGATGCTATCTGTCTTTTTTTAAGAATAGCTACATGTTGAAAATTTAGCTCTGCTAAAACTTCATATAGTGCCATATGATATTGAGCATCTCTAATATCAGCAAATCCAAATTTTTGTATTTCTTTGTTAAAGATTGGTAAGAAATTTAACCACATGTAATAATCTCGTGGTATAAACCAGGTTTTATCTTTTGATTTAAAAAAAACACCTTTCCTACATTTTTTTTTTTCAAATTCCCAATACGCAATAAAATCTCTAGATTTAAAAGGTGCATCACAATAAAACCCTTGAATATTAAATTTAAGTGCTTGCGAATTAAACTCTAAGGTAGTTTCATCAAATTTATATTGACCAGGTTCTTTAAAAAGATCTTTTACACATGTTGCAAATTCTTCTCTAGATTCAAAATCTGTATTAGTCCAAGTACCATTATCCCAAGTAGGTATGTTTTGATACATTTCACTCATTGATAATTGTTTTTATTTTATTTTGAGTTTCAATCCAAACTTTTGCTCCACATGATAAAGGTTTATCTGGACTATACATTATTCTAGCAGCCTCTTTACCATCTTGTCCATATATAATTGCTTCATGAGCATATGTATTAGTTTTATATGTCTTACAAGTAAGAACAGGATTAGCTATTCCTGTTTTAGAATTTTTTTTAATTATATGCTGATTGACATGAATTATTGTTTTCATAAATTTTATTGATCATATCCTAATCCTATTCCACCTCTTACATTACTCTGCTGTTCTTCTTGCAAATCTTTATAAGCACCTTTAAATGATTCTCTAATCTGTTGATATTTAGCAGCTGCATTTACAAGAGAGTTTATATTACCGTCTCTACCATGTTCTATAGGTGTAGTTTCCATATATCTTCCTAATTTATCTAACATAGAAGCAATTCCTTTATATGCTCTTGATGTAGGTGTTTGATACATTTTTTCACAAAACTTAAGAGCTGCCCATACATCATCATCTTCTGTAGAAAACTCAGCACTTAATTCTTTCATTATAACTTCTTCTTTTTCATGTTCAGGTGTATGAAAAAAAGGATTCATGTCAGGATTAGGACAAGTCATATAAAATAAATATTGATATATTTTAAGGTGATCTTCTGGATAATTCTCCATTATATCTTTAAGTGATTTAAGAGTATAGCAATGTTCTGTTGGTATTACTTTACCATTTTGTATATCAAATAGTTTTGCAATCATGTTTTCTTTAATTTTTTTCTATTATCATGTAAATAATGTATTAAAGATATAACTTCATCTTTTAAATAAGGTACTGGTATCTGAACTAAATTTTTTAATATAGGATCTCCTTCTTTTGTGTATTTAGTTATTGGATATCCATGATCATCTTTACCTTCTTCTTCAAATTGAACATGATGAATATACATAGATCCAGCTCTTAATTTTGGATTATGTTTTATTATAATATACATATAAATACTAAGCTGTAAAGCATAATGATTAAAATTACAATCATCTAAATGACTAACTGGAAATTGCATTTTTTGAGAAACACCTTCCCAATCTACATAAGATTGCATTTTAATTTCTTTATTAGTTTTGTAATCTATAATAGATACTTTGCCATTTACTACTTCAACTAAATCTGACTGACCGCAAATGCCTGCAGATTTTAAATAAACCATATGCTCAGGGTATACACCTGGATCTAACTTTTGTTTTGGTGCATGTTTTACACCATTTCCTTTTAGTATAGGTGTAAATATAGGAACATTGACTCCTTCTCGTTCTATTGAGGCTAATGCACATAAATCATCTTCTCTTTGATTATGATAATATGTTCCTAATGACATGGCTCTTTCAGATTCTTTTTTCCAAATAATTTGTATATCTTTTGGTTTCATACCATACCATTTAGATTTTTTTCTTTTAGATACTTTTTGTGCTACTTTTTTAGCATCAAAAGGTTCTTTAAAAAAAGAAGTTAAAGTTGTTACACTTATCCAATCTATAAAATCATTTTGATTTAACGATTTATAACTATGATTTTCTTCTGTAAAAACTATACTCATAATTGATTTAATTTATCTTCTTCTTTTTCTGTCATTAAAGCTGACCATTCTCCTATAGGGCACTTTGCCGATAAAGCTCTTGTTTTAAAATTTAATGAACACCCACAATTTCCACAACAAGGCTGTGTTCCTGGTACTTCACATTCTGTTCCTTTTAAATCTATTTCAACACATTCAATACATATTAGCATTCTTTTAGAAGAAATTTCTTCTACATATTCATCACGTATTACAGAGTTTTTAATACCCTCATAAATAGCTTTTCTATTTTTCCATATTTTTTTTAAATCCATTTTTAGTTTTTAAAAATTGTTCTTTTCTTTTTTTTTCTGCTTCTATTTGATCTTTTATTGAATGTAAACATTCTACTTTTTGTTCTAACATTTTTTTATTATAATATGCTGAATAAGTAGATGTATCATGATTATTTAAATATTTTTCAAATCTTGGTACTGCTTTATTTATACTAGAACTTCTTGCTATAAATAAACCAAGACCTGTAATATTTATTCTTGGGTGGTGTAATTCACTTAGTAGAGTTCTAACATTTTTATAATAAAACTCTATTAAATTTTCAGTTAAATTACTTGACAAATCTTTTTCTTCAGATATTTGTTGATATAAAAAACTTGCTTTTTTTGGTTTCATTTAGCAAGAAAATTATAATTTAAAAGTATAGAACCTAAAGTCTCAATATTTAAATTAGGATTAAGATAAATAAGCTTTTTATTTTTAGAATCTTTAATCACAAGTTTAAATTTTATACACTTGTTAATACAATTTCTAACAGTTTGTTGAGACTTAAATATCTTTTGCTCATCAGCTGCATCATAACAAAAATGAGCAATTTCTACAGGTCCTATTGAACTAAGTAATGTCAAACACTCAAGATCAGAATTACTCACTGTTATTCTATTTAAATAACAATGAGTAATTAGTTGAAATTTAATAATATCTTTTGTAGACATTATTACTTTTTTCTGAACTCGTTTAACAACAGCCATTATGCTTCTGTTTTAAGTTTTCTTTTTTTAGGCATTTCATTAGGCATTTGACCTTCTGCTGACATATTTTCCTCTTCAGGTGGAGTCATTATTTGAGCATATTGCATTTGAATATGAGTTCTTTTTAATCTCATTTCATCAATCTCAGATAATCTTGTCTCATAATCTAATTGAGCTTCTAAATAAGGCATTGATTCTTTGTAAAATTGAAACATCTCTTCTTTTTTTGTTTTCAACTCTTGTTCTGATAATTCTGTTGAATTTTCCATTGGTTTAAATTTTTGTTTACTCAAATATACAAATAAAGTTTAAACTACAGTAGTTTAAATAAAAAAAACCTGAGTAATTAAACCCAGGTTATTTAAATTAACCATTAATATATCTAAAGTACTATTAAATTTTATTTTCAGATTCTATCTGCTGAATCATTTCAAAATGAATTTTAGCAACTCTATCTCTTCCATCTTCTGATAACAAATACTTATGGCAGTTATCTGAATTAGTCATAAAAAAGTTTTCAGATAAAATTGCAGGCATTGAAGTATTTCTAAGAACATAGAAATTTGATTCTTTAGTTCCTCTCATGTATTCCCCAGGAAATTCAGCAATTGCTTTATCTAGTAATATTTTAGCAATTCCATCTGATTTAGTTATACCTTCTGATGTATACACTGACCAACCATTTGCTTGTTCTTCATTAAATCCGTTAGCATGTACACTTACATATATACTAGGCTTTTCAGAAGATTTTGCTAATTTATTAGCAGTATTTACTCTTTCTGTTAAACTAATATCGTTAGGAGTATTTACAAGATTAATAGCATCTATACCATTAGCTTCACATTTATCCATTAATCTATTTACTATAG